CCTGAGCAACAGCAATCACTCCAACGCAGAGAATCCTTGCCATTATTATAACATATTACCGCGGTGAATGGGTAAAGTTTTATTGTATAAAAAGACTGTCGACAGGGACTTTGTCGACAGTCTGAAACGTTCTCCAGAACAGGAGAACGTTTTTATTTGCTTGAAAGGCGGTGAGAGTATGCCAACGGTAACTGCAACACTGAAAATGTTTGACGCTATGACGAAGCCGCTCCAGCAGATTACGAACAGCATGAACCTGATGATCCGGTCGATGGAGCAGATGCAGAAAACTTCCAACCGAAATCTGGCGGTTGACCGCACGTTGATCGCGGCGAAAAAACAACTGGCGGCGGCCGAGGCGGGGATTAAGCAAAGCATCGATGCCGCGAAGCGGGCGCAGGATCGGTTTACGCAGTCCGTGAAGCAGTCGAAATCGTCTGCAGATAATCTTGCATCGTCGATTAAGAAGTGGGCGGCCAGTCTTGCTACCGCATATTTGTCGGTTAAATGGATACAGAACGCTTTAGAATCGGCAGACACATACATTTCCGCTCGTGCTCGTTTGGATTTGATCGTTGATGAAGGACAGTCCGTGGATGACTTGCAGGCACGGATTCATGCCGCCGCACAACGGGCGCGAGGCGATTTTATCGCCATGGCGGATAATGTGGCGCGTCTTGGGTTGCTGGCTGGCGATGCGTTTAGTTCGAGCGGTGAGATCGTCGCGTTCGTCGAGACGTTGCAGAAGGCGTTCACGATCAGCGGCGCCGGGGCGCAGGAACAAGCTTCCGCTATGTACCAATTGTCGCAAGCGATGGCGTCCGGACGACTGCAAGGTGACGAGTTCCGGGCGATCATGGAGAATGCGTCGATGGTGGCTGATGCGATTGCCCGGTATCTCGGTGTATCGAAGGGCGAATTGCGTGACTTGGCGTCCGAGGGGGCGCTGACGGCTGATGTAATCAAGGCCGCTCTGTTCTCGGCGGCGGATGACATTAACGCTAAATTCGCAGAAATGCCTATGACGTTCGGCGCGGCGTTTCAAAATGTCAAGAATGAGGCGTTCAAGGCGTTCGCTCCGGTATTCCAGCAGATGAGTGACTGGCTCAATTCGGAGCGTGGTGCGGCGATGATGAACGCTATCACGAACGCGATTTATCTGGCCGCAGGCGCGGCGAGTGGTCTGCTGAACGTCTTGACGTGGATCGGTGACACGATTGCGAATAACTGGTCGATCATCGAGCCGATCCTGACGGTGGTGGCGAGCGCTCTGCTGGCACTGATGATTCAGCAATTGTGGCGAATGGTCGCCGCGGCGTGGGCGATGGTGCCGCCGCTTCTGGCGCAAGCCGCCGCGTGGCTGGCGATGAACTGGCCGATCCTGCTGATCGGCGCCGCTATCGGTCTGCTGATTTACGTCTTCAACAAATGGGGTGACATTGCGGCGAAGGTCATTGGATTTATCGGCGGAATCATCGGCACGCTGATCGCGTTCGTCTATAACCAATTCGTCTGGGTCGCCAATTTCGTGCTGTCCGTGGCCGAGTTCTTCGCCAACGTCTGGCGCGATCCTGTGTATGCGGTCAAAAAGCTGTTCTACGATTTGGTGATTATTGTTTTGAAACAGCTTCAGAAGCTGGCTTCCGGCATCGAAAACATCATCAACAAGATTCCCGGTCTGAACGTGGACATTACGTCCGGGATCGAGAACTTGCTGAACAAGCTGGAGTCAGCCCGCGACAGCCTGCAAACCGAGGCCGATGTTGTCGAGCTGATGCGATTCGAGGCGATGGATTACACCGAAGCGTTCAACATTGGCCGGGAGTGGGGCGAGGCCGCAGGCGGCTTCGTAGCAGACAAAGTGCAGGGCGCTTTTGACAAGGTTCAGAACTTGACGAGGATGTTCGGCGGCGGTGCTGATGCAATGGATGACATCAGTAAGTATCTCGCCAATATTGACAAAAACGGCCTTGATAAAGTCGGGAAGGTCGGAAAAATCGAGGACACGGTGGACGTTTCCAGCGAGGACTTGAAGCTGATGCGCGAACTGGCCGAAATGAAGTCGATCCAGAACTTCGTGACGCTGCGGCCGTCGGTCCGGGTACAAACCGGACCGATCAGCAAAGAGGTGGACATCGAAACGATGATCGCGCGGATTGAAGAGAAGCTGACCGAGCGGATCGCGAGCTCGGCGCAGGGGGTGTACGGGGTTGGCTAAGCGGTATGGCATCTGGCTCAGCTGGAACAACCAGGAGGAAGGGTTTGAGCTGCCCGTCCTGCCCAGCGAGATCGGCCCGGCCATTCGCGGGGACGGCGCCGGGCATGATGTGGCTGGCCTCGGTAAAATCAACGTCATCAAGGACCGGGAGCTCGCCGAGTACACGATCGAAAGCCTGTTCCCGGCGCAGCCGTATCCGTTCATTACGGCGTCGATCGTGCTGGAACCGCGGGCATATATCGACTACATCATGAAATGGTGGGAGTCGAAACGTCCGATCCGTTTCACGGCCGTGACGGCCACCATGGAGATCAACACACCGGCCAGTATCGAAGGTTTTGAGTGGAAGGAAGTCGCCGGTAGCCCCGGCGACATTTCTTTTTCGCTTCGGCTGAAAGAGTACCGGTTTTATGCCGCCCGGCGGGTCCAGGTGGTGCAGCGGTCCGGCGGCGGGACGACCGTTCAGAAGCCGAAACCGAAGCGCCCGGATGAACGCGTACCGCCCAAGACGTACACGCTGGCGGCGGGGGACAGCCTGTGGAAGGTGGCGCAGAAGGTGCTTGGTGACGGCAGCAGGTGGCGCGAGATCCAGCGCCTGAACGGCTTGACCGATGCGCAGCTTAAGTCCCTGCCGGTGGGGATGGTGCTCAAGCTGCCCACGGGAGGCGGGGGCGTTGCTTGAAATCCTCGTCGACAACAAAAACGGTCGTGTCTGGGATGTCTCCGAGATCGCGAAGGACCTGACATGGACGACCACCCGCGTCGGCCGGCCGGCGAGCGTCGACTTTACGCTCATTGGTAGTGGCATCTACCAGGACCGGGCATTTACGGTCCAGAACGGTGACATCGTCCGTGTACGGAAGGACGACACCAACGTGTTCTACGGGTACGTGTTCAACGTCAAGCAAAACCGCGACGCCGAGATCAGCATCAAAGCCTACGACCAGGTCCGATATCTGCTCAACAAAGACACCTATGTGTTCAAGAACGTCACCACCGGCGACGTCATCCGGAAAATCGCTGCCGATTTCAAGCTGAAAGTCGGTCGAATCGACGATACCGGCTACCGGATCCCGTCTATGGTCGAAGACGGACAAACTCTGCTCGACATCATCGAGAAGGCAAACACGCTCACCATGTCGGCCACGGGGCGGTTTTTCGTGTTCTTCGACGACTTCGGCGCCCTGTCGCTCCGGGACGTGCGGACATTTGAAGCCGGTTTTTACGTCGGCGACGGCAGCCTGATGACCGGGTTCGAGCATTCCCGGGACATTGATTCGGACACGTACAACCGGATCAAGCTGTACCGGGACAACCAGAAGACTGGCAAGCGCGAGGTTTATATGGTGCAGGACAGCGCCAACATTGCCCGGTGGGGCGTGCTCCAGCTGTACGAGGCCGTGGATGAGGAGATGAACGCTGCTCAGATCAATGAGCTTTTGAACCGACTGGCTGCGCTCAAGAACAGGGAGCAGCGCACGCTGAAGCTGGAGGCCATCGGCGACATCCGGGTGCGCGCTGGCATGTACCTGCCGGTCGTCATCGAGGCGCTTAACATCAACCAGCCGATGATGGTGGACGAGGTGACACACCGGTTCGATGGCGCCGATCACACGATGTCCATCACGTTGAAGGTGATCTGATATGCTGAACGCAATTCGCCAGGCCGCTCTGACGGCCGTGGAAGCCGCCGCTCCGGTGGCCGTGATGTTTGGGACGGTGGTCCGTGACAATCCGCTCGAGGTGAACGTTGATCAGAGGTTCACGCTCGACGCGGATTTTTTGATTGTGCCCGAGTCCCTGACCCGGCTGGAGATCAACCTGCGGCACGCGCACACCGCACCCAGCGGTACGACCGAAGATGCGCTGACGGAGCCGGTCGTCATCCGCCCCGGTCTGCAGGCCGGTGACCGGGTGGCGCTGCTCCGGGTCCAGGGTGGCCAGAAATACTTGATCCTGGATAAGGTGGTGGGCGGATGATTCCCACGGGCGGAAGCATCAACACGCAGAACACGGAAGCGGCTGCGCAGCCGTCTCGCACCTGGCGACTGGATTTTGGGCGCGGCCGCGCGGTGGGAACGATTGACGGACTGGATGCGGTCCGGCAGGCGGTGACTAAGATCCTGCAGACGGAACGGTTCCGGCACATGATTTATGACGCCGACTACGGCGTGGAGCTTGCCAACCTGGTCGGACGCGATCCGGTATTCGTCCAGTCCGAGCTGCGCCGGCGGATCACGGAAGCGCTCACGCAAGACGACCGGATCGACAGCGTCACGGATTTTCAGATCGACATCGTCGGGGATACAGCTACGGTCCGGTTTACTGTTGTGTCGTCGTTCGGTTCATTCAGGGAGGAGGTGACGGCGCGTGTATGAGCATCAGACCTTCGAGACGATCCTGCAGCGAATGCTGGCTCGAGTGCCGAATGACATCGACAAGTGGCCCGGCGGCGTGATCTATGATGCGCTGGCGCCGGCAGCCGCCGAGCTTGCACAGCTGTATGCGGAGCTGGACATCAATCTCAATTTGTCCTTCGCAGACACAGCCAGCGGAGAATATCTGAGCCGGCGCGCAGCCGAGTTCGGCGTGATCCGACGCCCGGCCACCAAAGCGCGCCGGCAAGGGCTGTTCTATGGCGCTGATGACACGCCTATGGACGTATCGATCGGTAGCCGGTTTTCGATTGATGGCGTGAACTACGCCGCCATCTCCCGGATCGCCGCCGGCGTCTACACGCTGGAATGTGAGACGGCCGGCACGGTCGGGAATCAGCACTTCGGCGCGCTGCTACCGATCACGTTCGTGCCGGGCCTCTCCCGGGCGGAGCTCGGCGCGGTGCTTGTTCCCGGGGAGGATGAGGAAGACGACGAGTCGCTCCGGCAGCGCTACTATGCGGCCATTAATGAGCCGGCGTTCGGCGGGAATGTCGCCGACTATAAGCAAAAGATCGGCGTCATGGAGGGCGTTGGCGGCGTGAAGGTGTTTCCGGTCTGGCAGGGCGGCGGGACGGTGAAATGCACGATCATCGCGTCCGACTGGAGCGCGCCTTCGCAGCAGTTGGTGGACGAGGTGCAGAACGCGATCGATCCGCCGGCCAACAGCGGGCAGGGGTACGGTTTGGCGCCGATCGGCCACCACGTGACGATTGCCGGCGTGCTGCCTGTCACGATCGATGTGGCCACAACGGTGACGCTGGCGGATGGCGTGACGGTTGGTCAGATACAGGGGCCGATCGAAGAAGTTATTGATGCGTACTTGCTCGGACTTCGCAGAGCCTGGGTGAACGAGCCACAGCTCGTTGTCCGCATATCGCAGATCGAGGCGGCCATCCTGACCGTGCCGGGCGTTGTCGACGTTACCGGGACGACTCTGAACGGCTCGGCAGCGAATGTGACGCTGGACGCGGAGGAGATCCCGGTGCTCGGGACGGTGGTCATCAATGAGTGATCGGATTCTCCAATACCTTCCCGGCTTCTACCGCGAGATCGAGGATTTCGTCGAGCTCGACAAGACGGAGAGTGCCGAGCTGGATGCAATGGAGTCCGCGGTCCAGCAAATGCTCAATGACCAGTTCGTGATGACGGCCAGCGCCGCCGGCATCAAGCGCCGAGAAAAGATGCTCGGCATTCAGGCCAACCCGGCTACCGAATCGCTAGAGTTCCGGCGCGCCCGGATCATCAACCGCTATTCCTTGAAGCCGCCTTTTACGTCGCGGTTTCTGCAGGAGCAGTTGGACCGGCTGGTCGGTCCCGGTCGGACGTTGGTTGAGGTTGATCCGGTGAACTTTTTGCTGACGATTACGGTTGCCATTCAGGACGCCGAGCTGTTCCGTGAGGTCGAACACACCGTCAAGCAGATCAAGCCGGCCAACATCGTGTACCAGCAAAACACGGCACTTAATGACAACATCGAACTCGTTGAGACGGTATCCATGCAACAAGTGACGTGGAATTACGAGCTTGGTTCTTGGCGTCTCGGAGAGGCTACGTTTGCAACCCTGGGACCGGAGGTGCCCGTGAAATGATTGAGTCGACGTTTTTGAATGACGTGGCCAAGTACGTCGACAGCCGCGTTGCCAAAGTGGTGTTGAACGGGACGTACGTCATCACGAATTTCGAGGTGAAGCAAGTAACAAACAACGTGCTGGCGCTGAAGTATCTCATTCCGGTCGCGGATGTGTCACTGGTCACGTCGATCGAGCTGAAAGACGCGGCGGACAACGTGATCAGCTCGCACGATGTCAACATCCCGATCACGGCGGACCATCTCATGATCCAATCGCTCACAGTCAAGGAAGGTGATGAATGATGGCAAAAACGGACTGGCAGATGGGGGATACGGTAAAGCCGGACGACCTGAACCAGATTGGACAGGAGATCAATCAGAACCGGGACAATCTCGCCGCTCACACCGCCGCTACCACTGGCGTCCACGGCGCCACGAGCGCGGCCACGCCGAATACGATCGTTCAGCGGGACCCGGCAGGCCGGTTCAAAGCCGCCGCGCCGGTTGAGGCGGACGACGTAGCGCGGAAGGCGGAAGTGGATGCCCACGCTGCCCGCACCGACAACCCACACGCTGTCACAAAAGCACAAGTCGGTCTCGGCAGCGTGGATAACTACCCGACCGCATCGCAAGCCGAAGCGGAGGCAGGAACGGCCGCGAACAGGTTTATGACGCCACAGCGAACCAAGCAATATGTAGACACTAGACTTCTTAATGACTTAAAATTTCGTCTTAATAACGGCTCTCTTGAATTTAATGATGGAACGGGGTGGAAATCGGTGGGTTTCGATCCGCGGTCGATGACGTACCACGAAATCGCGCACAATGTTTTTGGCCAAACCGTACCAGCTGATGGATATATTGATGTCTGGAATGTCAGCGCAAAAGGTGTATTGGCAGAAGTCCAAATTGTCGTGATTTCTACCACAGCCAGTACCAGAAGCCTCGGGGTATCCCTAGTAATAGATGGCGCTGAAAAACAATTTTTCGCGCCGTCTTCCCCCGAAATTGCCGCCGCACAACTCGTGGCTATGGCGGGCTCCAACAATTTCGGTAATGATGCATCTGACGCACGGATTTTCAAATTGAATCATCCTATCCCTTTTAATTCGAGCGTTCGGATCAGGATTCGAAATGTCCACGCCAACCAAGCCGTGACTGGTGTTTTCGTGGGTGTGATCGGGGGGTATTATACATGAAAATCGTCGAGGATGGGCTTGTATACGAGGTTATCGACGTTGGGCCGGGCGTCACGGAAAAACGCCTTCTCGGTGGCTTGACCATCGAGCGGGTCGAAGGCGGCGAAAAAGTGACGTACACCTTCGACGCAGATCGCGGTGATTATGTGGAAACCGGACGGGAGCCGTACACTCCGCCGCCTGTTGAACTAGGATTTGACACAATTACCCAACTTCAATTAGCAATTGCTGAGTTAGCTGAGACAATAGAGCAAGATAAAACCGCCATCCATCT